TCTATGTCATTCTCCGATGACACGAAGGGTATACGCCTTTAGGACTTCACGTTAAAATATACGCCATCACGTAGGATACCTCGGCATGCATGTTTTTGCCCGATATCCAAAATGATGGTAGCACGTGGGCGACCACAATTACTGTCGTGAGACAGAAATTATAGAGGGCTAGCCAGTGATGGCTAGGTGCAAAATGGTAGCATATACAGAACTCCGGGTCATGAAAGGTACTAGAGTCGCTAAAGTCTTCGGTTACACCCCACCGGGTGTGACTGAGACTCGCGATTACTATTCTGAGGTCGACCAGGGAAAAACCCAGGGCGGTGCCAAAGACCCTTCATGGCGCGATAAAGTTGCGAGAGGTGATAATGCCTCTAACAACTATGATGTTATGATACGCTACTTAACTCCGGGTGGCATTTCCGTCAGCGCGTCTCCGGCCTCTCCCGGTGATTCTGTATCCTTCACAGGATACATCACCGGTATGGAGCCTTACACGACGTTTGACTCTGCACTCGCAAATAAACTGGTAGGCCAGGCGACGATCCGTGCTCTTGCACGTAGTCGATCTGGGTTCTCAGCTGGGACGATGCTAGGTGAACTGGGCGAGGCCATTAACATGGTCAGACACCCTGCTTTAGCTATGCAAAGGCTCGTTAAGGATTACTCCCAACGGGCCCAAGCTCATCGTTTTGAGTACATACGGCGGAATATGACACCTGAACAACAGGTGACTTGGTTGCGTAAGCATTCCAAGGTTCTGCCCGACCTATATCTAGAGCTACAGTACGGCTGGAAGCCTCTCGCGCAGGATGTTGAATCTGCGATCGATGCCGCCAGCCGCGCCGCGAACAACCCTAAAAAGGTTCGTTTTAACGGTACTGCTAGCCAGACGATAACGCTACCGAATGTAAACGTGGCATCGTACAATAACTTCCCTTCTTCAGCTTATCGGCTGAAGGTAGACAGGGTTGTTGTTGCCGAATACTCTGCGAAAGTTGCAGGGTCCGCCTCGATCAAACTCGGTTTCGGGATGCCAGCCTTCCAAGCTGGTTCTACCATCCCGGATATAGTTCCTACCCTCTGGAACTTATGTCCATGGTCGTTTCTGATCGACTATTTTTCCAATGTCGGTCAGGTCCTTGAGGCGCACGCTACCGCTTCACTGTTAAAGGTGAATTACGGTTATACAAATCAACGTGCGGTAATCAACACGGTAAACGATGTTTACTTCGTTGGTGGTCCCTCTAAGGCGACTTATGGTTCGAAATGCGTTCATTTTAACCGGCGAAAAATGTCGGTCGGTTTTCCGATCCCGTCCTTCTCGTTTGACGAGCGGCCATCTAAGGGTCAGTCGATGAATATCGCTGCATTAGCGGCCTCTCTCTACGCGGATAAGATCTTTAGAACTGATCATCCCTTTCCTGTATCAACAACTCCTGGAGAATAGTATGGCGATAAGCCTTACGAACATCACCGGTGGAGCCCAGACGGGTTTTACCACACCTGGATATAACGTCACCCTCGACTCAGCGGCTGACGTGAATGGTAAGCAATGGGCCATTTCCGGCCTTACCGGTACTCAAACCGGTGTTACCAGTCACTCTCCATCTAGTCCGTTCACATGGACTTATTGGA